TTTTTTAAAGAAATTTTTATCTTGTATTTTTAAGACATTTTTTTTTGGAGTTTCGTATGATTTATTGCGTGACTTTTTTTCAGGTGATTTTCCTCCTTTTAATGAACCACACTCACCCATTGTTGCGCCCGAATATTTTACATATTCTTTGAAATTACATTTTGTACTGCGATTACCGCGACATTTTCGGCATTTTTTCTCATATTTTTTGATTTTCTTTTCGTTATTTCCTTCGTCAATAAAACGCTGTAATTTCTTGCACGTATTACAGCGTCCATATTTTACTTTTGGCGGACATTTTTTAACGGCATCGGAGTTATTCATTAAACTTTCGAAATCACTTTGATTATGCGTTTTTCCTTTATAACATACTTTATTTTTTTTTACAAGTGAACTTGCTATTGCAACACTTCCAATAGCAATAGGTGCAAACATCGAAATATTACCCCCTTTGTGTTTTTTCATCGTTTTGTTCTTTTTGACTTTATTTTTAATGTTTTTATTTTTTTCGGTCTTCATTTATATTATAGTTATAAAAAATAATTAAATATAGGGCTTTCACTAATTGGAACAATATTTCCAGAAAATAATGCTAATAATGCGATATTTGCACATATGTGCACACCCATATGAAAGTAAACAGAATTCCAACAATAATCGTATTTTATACATATATATCCAATGAAAAAGCATATTATAGCAATTATCATAAAAATATTAAACAATAATTCGTTTGTAGAATTAATAGCGCGTATAACAGCGTAAATGTATGCAAATACAACATAGCAAATGTCTAAATATCTTCTCCAATCGTATAATGGTTCATACCAATTTAATGTAGAGGTAATAAAAACTAAACCAGGTACAATTAGTGCAATATCAGTATGACCATTGTAAAGACCATATATACAAGTAAATAATGATATAAAACTTATAAAAAATATACATTTTGATTGTGTTTTAGATAAACAAAATGTTGATTTAGTGTCCATATAATATATTTATACATAACAATGCACTTCATTTATATTAAATATATGATTATGATTATCAGAAATTTCAGTTGTTTCATATACTTTAAAGAACTCTTGCTCTAATTGTGAAGCAGGAGTGTGATTGTGCACTTGACGGGCAATCATTTTATATAATTTAAAATTCGGATAACGCTCTTCTCCATTTTTTTTATATAAAATATTTTTTCCATTATCGTCGCTGCACCAACGTGCAATGGTTTTTTGAAGATCGTTCATAGTCGACATTTTCATTTCACTATCAATAATAAAATCATAAATAGAACAACCTAAACGACACAAATCAAAACTGTAATTCGGCATTATTTTCTTTTTGGAAGTATCATAAAACGGTTCAAAATTATATTGTGTATGTGCATCACCCCCTTCTTTGAAACTGTCGCTGCAATATGTGATCTTGTTGTATGTGACAATGGCTCTACCAAAGTCAATTAATTTATATATGCGACCATATGTTGGTACCTTGTATGTTTTGTCATTGTAAATGTAATAAATATATTCATAATCCACTTCATCATACATGATATTGTTTGTGTGGAGATCGTTATGTGTAAAGTTAAATGCTTTCTGTAATGTAAGTAATATCATTATTATTTGAAATAAAGCAGAACGTCCTTGGTCTTCGTCGATTGCATTATTTGCCAATAAATTATCAAATGTATTATTGCATTTTTCAAGACATATCATTTGAACGGGGAAATCATTAATATATGCATATAATGGTTCTTCTTCTATACTACTGTCTTCATCACTATCTTCGTCATCTGGAATGGTTTCATCATCATTTTCGTCATTATCTGAATCTTCATTGCTACTATTATCTTCATCAGAATCTGATACAATACTATTATCACTGACGCTCTCTTGATCATTTACGTCATTTTCATAAACAAGGTCGAGTGCAGTTTTTTCATTATTTAAAGTTTCATCTATTTCTAATGTTTCAACCTCAATTGTTACATTATCGTCTTCAATATTTAAAGAGGGTTTATTTTTTAGTGAATTATTATTTGTATATTGTGCATATGTGTCTTTATCGAAAATGTTGGTATTGAATAGTTTTCCGAGACCATTTTCAAAAAAATCATATGATTGTAAATAATCAATGTCGTCAATCACGTTAATGCGATATTGCTTTTGAATACCAATATAAGAACCATAATATTCTACACTATTGAAAAAATTATAATGTTCTTTAAGTTTGTTTATTAGTACACAGCACATATTGTCAACATAAGAAGCATTATGCACAGAATTAATTTTATAATGCAGATTATCATTGTTGTAATAAGGTAATTCTTTTAAATGTAGGTCGTGCTTGTATTTACCAATCATATAATGACAAGGGTCTAAAAGAGGAGCATATTTAAAGAATATTTGTTTTTCTATTTTTTCATTATGATTGTCGACAATGGTATTGTTGTCGTATAAGTGGTATTTATGATTAAATTGAGCGTATGTGAAATTTTCACTATTATATTCTTTATAACAAGGGTTGTATGCGATTAAACTGTCTATTTTATAAGGATTATAGTCCTCGGTGTTATTTACCCATCTTTCGGGGGTTACTATCGGTTTTTCCAATAATTCAATACTAAATTTAGTCATTTGTTCTAATAATGTAAAACTATTTAATAAAATACTAAATTAAACACATTCGTTATAAAAATGTAAAAATCATCATATGTAATATTATAATGACTTTGGAACTAAAAAAATTCGATATGCGTAATATTACATTTAAACCAGATGAAAATAAAGGACCAGTAATTGTTATGATTGGTCGTCGTGATACTGGTAAATCTTTCTTGGTTCGCGATTTATTATACCATCATCAAGATATTCCAGTTGGAACAGTGATTTCGGGAACAGAAGCCGGTAATGGTTTTTATGCAAAACATGTACCTAAATTATTTATTCACGAAGAATATAGCAGCATTTTAATAGAAAATATTTTAAGACGACAAAAAGCCGTTTTAAAACAAATGAAAAAAGAAGAAGCGTCTTATGGTCGTAGTCGTGTTGATCCTCGTACATTTGCAATATTAGATGATTGTTTATATGACCAATCTTGGGCACGTGACAAATTAATGCGATTATTATTTATGAATGGTCGTCACTGGAAAGTAATGTTAATTATTACAATGCAGTATCCATTGGGTATTCCTCCTAATCTTCGAACAAATATTGATTATGTTTTTATACTTCGAGAACCATATATGACAAATAGAAAGCGTATATGGGAGAATTATGCCTCCATGTTTCCCACATTGGAATCGTTTAGTGCTGTAATGGACCAAACAACAGAAAATTATGAATGTTTAGTTATAAATAATAATGCGAAATCCAATAAATTAAATGACCAGATTTTTTGGTATAAGGCGGAAACACGACCTGATTTTAGATTGGGTTCAAAAGAATTTTGGGAATTATCAAAGGGTATTAACTCTGACGATGAAGACGAAGAATATGACCCAAATAAATCACGTAAAAAAAGTAAAGGACCACAAATTAATGTCAAAAAAACAAAATGGTAATATGTTAATTATTGGTTTCTATATCGCTATTTTCACTTTCAGTGTCCACTAAATCATTGATATCACTTATATGATTATTATTATTGTTTATTATAATATTAATGCTATCATCGTCACTTTCACTATTACTTTCGCTATCACTATCGCTATCACTATTATTGCTCAAGCTGTTTATGATATGCTCTCTTAATATTCTTGAATTACCTGTATCTCTTTTAAATATAGGTTCATATATACGTTTTTTCTTAATAATTTGTTGATGACTATTTTTGAATTCCTCTACTTTTTCTAGTTCATTAAACTGTATATATTTATCATTTACAGGTAATCTGTGGGTTTTATTGAAGCGAACAATACATTTCATTCTTCCAAAACGATTATTATATATTAAAAACTGTTTCATTTTATAAAAAAATAAGTTTTCATAATAATTTATTTTGAAAAAATCGTTACTGTAATTCATTAACAAATATAATCTATAATATGGAGTAAATGCTTTTACAACTAAATCTTTGTCGAAATCAGGCGATATAGATAATTTATACGCATTGGAATTCATTTCATTGTTTACAAATTTTATCATTTTTCTAATTTTTTTATATAATACATTACTTGACATATTACGTATGCTATCATTTATTGATTGTTCCTTTAATAGTGTCATATTATGCTCTTGAAATTCATAAATATTAAAATTTACTTTAAAAAAATGATGTAATATTTCATTAAAATATAATGTATCAAATTTCATTTTAAAATAAATATTGTATAAATCTGCTTTTGAGAAAAACATATTATTATATGGATTTTTAATTGGAACCGAATTAATAAAAAACTCGGTTCCTAATGTCATTTTATCATTTAATATTTTAAATATGTCAGTGATTTTAAATAAATATTTTTTTTTATTCTGTATTATGCAAATAACGTTTTTATTTTTTTCATTTATTTCTGTAAATTCCATATCTGTTTTTATTTGCGTTTTATAATATTTGTGTTTGAATAATTCTCGAAATCTTAATAATCCAAAATAACATTTTTGTATCTTACAGAATATACTTTCTATGTACGAACGCTGTTTCTCAGAAATAAAAAGATTTTGAATTTTGTCTTTATAAAAACCAAATTTGTCTTCAAATTCGCAATTATTTTTATGGATACAAATGTCTAGAAATACATTTTTAGCCCTTGTATAATCATAATCACACGTTGTCTCATTATTGGACATTTCATTTGTTAAATTCATATATTTTATAAATTCATCGTCGTAATTTATTGGCTCGTAATCTATTTTACATTTTAATACACGATAAATAATTTTACGATATAATTCCATTATATAAAAATACATGTTATTTTTATATAATTAAAAAAAGATTTAATCTTCCTTCTTAGTGTTTTCTGCCATATTTTTCAATATTTCGGTATTATGCTCTTTAATACCCTCTTCTGTGGCGACTTCGCGACTCTCAAAATCAACTGTTTCTGTTACACCGGTTAAATTACCTTCTTCGTCGATTGTTTGAGTCAAAACATTTCCGGATTCTTCTGCCTTTTTAATATTTTCTTCAATTGCCTTTTTCTTTGTTTCGCGCACACGCTTTTCAAATTCGTCTTTGGCTTTCGATTCATTTTTCATTTTCTCACTATGTAGCTGGTTAAGTTCCTCCTCCATAAACTCAACACGCCCCGTTTTATACGCATCCGGGTCCCAAGGAATCCACATACCAACAGGACCTACAAAAATATCGTGATTGGGATCAATGTCACGCAATGATTTGCAGCGGTGTTCCGCCTCTTCCTGTGTATTATAAACACCACGAACCTTTAATCCACGCACAGAAGTTTGAAATACATTTTTACGATTAAACTCTTCATTTAGTCGCTCTTCATTTTTATCCATAAATGTTTTATAATCATCTTCCACACTCATCTTTTTTAGATTGTCCTTTTCTTCCTTTACAAATTCGTTGAAATCAGCAATGGCCGTTTCAACATTTAGGTTATATTTATAAGACATAAAATGAATAAAATCAAAAAATTTAGACATGGATTTAGTAAAATCCCACGATTTTACAAATTCTTCAAATAAGAATTGCTCGCGACGCTTTAGTATATTTTCAGGAGAAACAAATGACAAACACGTGAATTTTTGTCCAGCAAGGGGGGCATCTTCATCACATAGGTCAACATATTTAGGATTTGCTTTTCCGTCAATCATTTTTCTTTCAAAACCTGACATATAATATTATTTGTAATCTTTTATTTATATTATATTTTAGAATTATTTTGTATTTATATAATATAAAATGACTGGTGTGTTTGATTTCCAAGAACTCGTTAAGCGCGTTGTTAAGTACTTAGTTGAAGGTATTGTTGTTGCCATTGTTGCATTTGCCGTGCCCAAGAAACAACTTAATATTGAAGAAGTTGTTATTATTGCCCTTGTAGCTGCGGCCACATTTAGCATCCTCGATGTTTTCATTCCAGCAATGGGATCTACTGCTCGCACTGGTGCCGGTTTCGGTATTGGCGCCAACCTTGTTGGTTTCCCCCGCGTGGCTTAAGCAAAATATAATATTTAATTAGTATATAAATATTATAATGGACGATACTCATAAAAATATTATTATGTTTTATCACACGACATTAAGAAATGTAGGACTTTATACATCTATTTCATTTGGTGCTCTTGGATATAGCCGTTATTATAGAGGTAAATCTCAATCCTATAATATTGGATTGATTATTGTTGGTTTGATGTTTAATCTAATCGCATTTATTATTAATTACTACTTTTTGGATGACATGAAATCATTATTGCACGCATACAAAGAAAATCCCGATGCATCAGAATCATTGGATAAATGGATGTTAATTCCTCAAGTCGTAATTGTATTGCAAATATCATTATTTTTGTTTGGAACATATACATTGTTTAAAAACATTAGACAGTAGGAAAGAACTGCCAATCCAACGTTTTACATACATCTTTCCAAATCATATCTTGTTCCAATTGTTTTTCTCGGTCTTTCATCATTGGTATAAATGGTAAATACTGGTCTTGGTCTAGCAATACACATAATTGATATAATGTGTATGTGTAATTAAAAAAGTTTGTGCGATTGGGTGGACAATGTATTGCCCACGGTTTTTGTATTTCAATAAATAATACGCATAATGTTTCGTGTAATTCTTCATTCATTATGGGCGGTTTAATTCCAAATATAGAATTAATATATTGAATATGTTCAAAATATTTATTTAATCCTAATTTGCGCAATATTTCTCGCATTTTACCATAATTTAATTGCGATTTGTCTGTAATACGTTCTTTTTTTATGCGATTTCTAATGGCATCAATGACTTCGTCGGGAATTTGTGTGGTTTCTTTTGCTTGAAACTGTGCCAATATTTCCTTAAAATGATTCAATCGGATATATGCTGTATAGGAAACTTCGTTTGGTGGTTCTTTGTTTGAGGGTTTGTTTCCATCTACAATGTGTGTAATGAATTTTCCACACGCTTTATTATTGCATATTAAAATACCTTCATCTTCTTGTGCTATAAATTCACCTTCATTACAAAAAATACAAATGTCACAATGCAACACATAATCTGTTGTTGTGAGTTTTTCTTCGTGAACATTTTTCCAATAATTTTTATACATTTGTTTTGATTCACTATATTTCTGATCTTGTAAATCACACGATTCTTTATTTTTGGCTTTGATTTTGAAAAACGAATTAATCACCGTGCTTGTTTGATTGTTATCATTGTTATTAATTTTTTGCTTTTCTTCGAAATAATTAAATACATATTGGGAATTTTCCAAAAAATAATTGTTTTTCTCTTTTTTGTGTTCTTTAATTTTGCCGTTGATTTCTCTGATCTTATCTTTAATTTCCATATAACGATCAATGTTATTTGATTGTAAATTTTTGAGTTCATTTTTAAGTTCGTCTTTCTCCTGTTCCAGTTTTGGTATTACTGTTATTTCCAAATTCTGAAAATGTGCCAACATTTGGTCATGTTTCACATCGATAGACAATAATATTGCCGACTCTTTTTGTTTAGATGTCATTTAAAATATATAGATTGTTAAATTTATATATTTTTTTTGCTATTTACTTTTTCTTATACGTACTGTTTTTTTTGTGTTTTCTTGTTTTTTGTTTGACGGTTTTTTTGTGTTTTCTTGTTTTCTTTTTTCCACCCCAAACATCAGTATCAGTACCAAACGGATTTGTCACTGTGGTTGAATCTACATCCATCTTATTTTTGTCAGATCCTTTATCTACAACCATCCTATTATTGGCATATTCTTCGGATTCTGCTTCATCTTTTTTGTCTTCTTCTACATATTGATGTTGAAGTGTATCTATTTTATTCAATAAGAAAATTATGTAATTTTCTTCTTCGTTTATAATGTTTCCACCTTTTGTTTTGCTCAATCTTTGTTTTTTAGCTTTATATGAAGCATTTATCATATTCTCTGCATTGGTTATAGTATTATTCAAAACGTGCAATATAAGATCTTTATTAAATTTGTGTTTACCTGCTTTTGTTCCACCAATAAGCGAATAAAAACTTCCATTTGCTGCGTCACACCATTCTTGTATTGTATTTGTTATTGATTCTTTTCGGGTTTTCAAAAAATTATTATATGTAAGTTCATTATATGTTAATAAATCTTGTGTTAGCTGTATACGATCCGGATTATATTCGTATTCGTGCGTATTTGTATATAGTTCACCAAATTTACCAAATATTTGATATAACATATAATCAACACCAGCGTCATCAACCATCCATCCGCCTGTTGTAGTTAATTGAACACCTATGAAATTCGATTTTGTTCTATTACAATCAATACAAGAAGGCATATATGATTTATAAAATGTACCTCCTTGTGAACTTAACATTTTCGATAATAAAGATGCCATAACTGCAGATACATGTTCACAATCACCACAAGGGGTTGCATATGTATATTCATCTTTTTTTCCAGCAAATGCTTTTACTTGTATACCACATAACCAACATTCACCGCAATTTCGCATGTGTGACGGTGTAAATGGAACCATTGTCATTTTACCGTTAACTATTGCAGGAGCTGCCGCTACTGGATAACGGGATTTATCATTTTCTTCCATCAATGCCTTAAGTGTATTTCCTTCGAATTCTTTTAGTTTATGACCCTGATTGTCTGGGTTGTTTTTAATTTCTTGATTTTTTGCATCCAGACATTCCTTTTGCGGAGAACCCTTTGTAACTGCACTTCTCCAATTTGATGCAGACATACCGGGATAGTGTTTACTCACTGCCTTTGTAAATGCCGGGGTAAGTTTATTAGTAATTTGCTTTGCAGTTATTGTATTATTGCGAAACAAACCAGTTGTTAACTTTAAAATATCACTTGCAAATTGTCCCGTTTTAACAAGTTTATTTTTGCTAGGTTTGTTAGGGGCAGCTGTTTTAGCAGCTAAGGGTTTTTTATTAGTATTTTTTGCAGACACACCCCCTTTTTTCATATTTATTTTAGTGTTCATATAAATATATATATTATACATTTATAAAAAAGCGTAAAAAAATCAATAATATAAAATCCATTATTTTATATGCAAACAACAACAATAGAAGGAAAAACATCACCAAGAAACATAGAAATAAATCAAAAAAAGTTTCAACGAATGGTATTTCTAACAAATGCCCTAGAAGATGGATGGACAATAAAGAAATCCGCAGAGAATTATATTTTTTCTAAAAAACACGAAAACAAAAAAGAAGTATTTCAAAAAACATATTTAGAAAAATTCATCTTATCTAATCAAGACATCAATACAATACATAATAATTAATTTCGTTCCACCATTGATTCGCTAACAACAACATCGCGCTGTTGTTTGGGTTCTGATAGATATATGTCATCATCACTATCAAAAATATCAAATATATCTAAATCTTTCCAACACGGGCATTGGGCATTTCCATCCCATATATATTTGCATTTATGACATTGCATTAGTGAACCTCTATATAGTTGTTCAATCGTATTTCTATCATAGTCAAGATGTTGCATTTCAAAAATGTCAAAATCTGTTTTACCAATTTCTCTCATCCAATATACCCAAGGTTCATAGCAATCTTTGCACGTCCCCCAATCGTTACCTACACCTCTGTTGTCATAATTCATTGTTTTGATTATTTTACAAGCGTTGCATGTTGGATTACTACAAATATAACATAGATTTTCCGACTCATTCTTATTACAACATTTACACTTCATATTTTATAAAATATAATAATTTTGAAAGCATAATCAATTTTTATTTGTATATAAAAATGTCATAATACGCATATTATGCTAACAATAATATACAAAGGTTATTTTTGCAAGCACTATTAATGGTGTAATAAATATAAACCTAAATACTTTAGTAAAAATGACATTTATTAAATTAATTTAATTAATTTATTTTAATTTTTCCCAAATTTTTTTCTTTAGTAATTATATAAAATGGGTGGTGCTCTTATGCAACTTGTAGCTTACGGTGCTCAGGATGTCTTCCTTACTGGAAGCCCTGAGATTACCTTCTGGAAAGTGTCTTACCGCAGACACACAAACTTCGCCATGGAGTCGATTGAACAGACATTCTCTGGTCAAGCCGATTTCGGCCGTCGCGTTACTTGCACAATCAGCCGTAATGGTGATCTTGCCTATCGCACATATCTTCAGTTGACTCTTCCTGAGATCAACCAAAACGTTGCCTCCGGTGACGTTTACGCTCGTTGGTTAGATTTCCCTGGTGAGCAACTTGTTTCCCAGGTCGAAATTGAGATTGGTGGCCAACGCATCGATCGCCAATACGGTGACTGGATGCACATCTGGAACCAACTTACTCTTCCTGCCGACCAGGCCGCTGGTTACAACAAGATGGTTGGCCAGACCACACAGCTTACTTACCTCGTCGACCCTGACTACAGTGACGTCGCTGGTGCCTGTGCTGCCACCGGTAGCGTTGCCCAGGTGTGCGCTCCTCGCAACGCCCTTCCTGAGACAACTCTTTACGTCCCCCTTCAATTCTGGTTCTGCCGCAACCCCGGTCTTGCCCTTCCTTTGATCGCCCTTCAATACCACGAGGTCAAGATCAACATTGACTTCCGCCCCATTGGTGAGTGCTTATGGGCTGTTGATGGTTTAACCGGTGGCAAATCTGTCTCTGCTGCCTACCAGCAATCCCTTGTTGCCGCGTCTCTCTATGTTGATTACATCTTCCTTGACACTGATGAGCGCCGCAAGATGGCCCAGAACCCCCACGAGTACCTCATCGAACAAGTTCAGTTCACTGGTGACGAGTCCGTCGGTTCTTCCTCCAACCGCATCAAGCTTAACTTCAACCACCCCTGTAAGGAACTTGTCTGGGTTGTCCAACCTGATGCCAATGTTGACTACTGTGCTTCATTAGAGAACACCGATGCCACTGGTTTATGGTCTCTCTATGGTGCCCAGCCATTCAATTACACTGATGCCCTTGATGCCCTTCCCAACAGTCTTGAAGCTTATACCACTGCTGCTGGTGCTTCTCAAGTTATCAGCGGAAACCTTTTCGTTGATGGCCCCACCGTTGTTGATAACAGCAACGCGAGTGTCGGTGATGCCGCCAGTTTCGTCCTTGCCGAGTGCGCCATGGAGAAGCACTGCTGGGGTGAGAATCCTGTTGTGACTGCCAAGTTACAACTTAACGGCCAAGACCGTTTCTCTGAGCGTGAGGGTTCTTACTTCGATGTTGTGCAGCCCTTCCAGCACCACACCAAGAGCCCCGATACCGGTATTAACGTGTACTCCTTCGCTCTTCGCCCCGAGGAACACCAACCTTCCGGAACATGCAACTTCTCTCGTATTGATAACGCTGTTCTTCAACTTGTTCTTTCCTCCAACACTGTCTCTGGCTCCAACACTGCCAAGGTACGTGTCTACGCTGTTAACTACAACGTCCTCCGTGTCATGAGTGGTATGGCTGGTGTTGCTTACAGCAACTAAGTTGTTTGCATAATCATTTGCATAAATTAAAAATAATTTAATACTATAAATTATTTTTTAAAGATAAAAAAATACGTAAAGAAATTGATTAAAAAATATAGCTAAGTTTATATAAAACCAGTATGAGCGAGTGTCCAATTTGCATTGAAACCTATAATAAATCTATAAAGGCGAAAATATGTTGCAATAATCCATCTTGTAATTTTCATGCGTGCAAAACGTGTGTTCGCACATATTTAATGAATTCTACTGCGGACTTACATTGTATGAACTGTCGTAAATCCTGGGAGCAGGCCTTTGTTATTTTAAATTTAAACCGTTCGTGGTTTGTAAATACATACACTCCCCATCATAATGGATTATTGCTTGAACGTAATAAGTCCCTTATTCAAGAAACAATGCCGGAAGTGGACGCATATATGGAACGTAAACGTCTTCGTATTAAAAATGCACCAAAAATTAAAGAAATTAGAGAACAAATAAACAATAAAAATACGGAATTACATAATATTATAGTTGAACAACGTAAACAAGAAGAAGCCGCCAGAAAAATTTATTTTGATACTTTACGAGCAATTCGACAAGAAACAGAAATAAAACGTGTTGATATTCATACTGAAATATACGAACTTCGTGAGAGTAAAACCGAATTGGAAAATGCGTGTGGTATTGAAGTCGGAGACAAAAAACGGTTTATTATGCCGTGTCAAAAGGCAGAATGCAAAGGATTCTTGTCCACACAATATAAATGTGGTGTGTGTGAAACACAATGTTGTCCTAAATGTTTAGACGTATTAACAGACGAAACAAAGGCCGACCACGTGTGTAATGAAGACACTGTTAAAAGCGCAAATCACATAAAAGCAACAACACGACCGTGTCCCAAATGCGGAGAACGTATTTATAAAACAGAAGGTTGCAATCAAATGTGGTGTACTGTGTGTCATTGTTCATTTGATTGGGTAACTGGTCGAATTGAAAATGGTACCGTGCATAATCCTCATTATTTTCAATTTTTAAGGGAAAATAATAATGGCGTTGTTCCTCGACAACCAGGGGACGATCCCTGTGGAAATTATTCTATTTTGTTAAATTATTGTGTGAATTATATTGGTCGCTATTTATATTCCAATGATGATAGAAAAATGATGGATTATGAAAGCGAATATCACATACCTGCTGAATCTTTGTGTAATTTCACTCGAATGATTTCTCATTTTGAAAACGTTGAAATGACCAATGCGCGGCAGATATTAAATGATTGTGAAAATGTAACTGAATGGCGAGTTCGATGGATTGTAAAAGATATGTCCGAACAGCATTTTTGTTCTTATATAAATGAGAAAAACAAACGTCGTTTGAAATACACTGATTTATTATATATCTACGAACTGATTGTTAACGTTGGGAAAGACATTATTCAGGGTCTTTTGATGAAAATCACTGATAATAATATCAATATTGATAATGCTGTATTAAAAAATAAGATTAAAAACACATCTATTGAGGTGTATATACCATTATTTAGAGACGCATATAGCGAAATAGAAAAATTTATTAAATATTGTAATGATCAGTTTAAAGTTATCAGTATGTCTCATAATTGTAGTGTTCATCGCATTCTTTGTGATCGCATTACTACAAGACGACGTTACTCAAATAATAGCGATTATCAAAATCACAAATGTTATAATTTCAGAATTCGCTCGCAAAAATCGAATATTACAGATGTAAAAAATATGATGATGCCCGTCGAAAAACTATCGGAAAATACATCAAATGAAAAGACGGGTTAAAAACAACAACAATTATACCATTTTTTTGTCTTGAGCTTTACAATATATCTTGAACGATGACATACTAAACAGGCATTGTCATCAATACAATTAATACATACGGATCTACCACAATATATACAATTTGTTAATTGTAAATTTGTTGTACAAGAAAAACATTTTTTTACTTCTAATCCTTGCGATACTTTTCTAATCGATTTGGTTAACCCGTTTCTTCTTTTAGATGGTTCTACATTTGAGTTTATATTTTCATTCATCATAAATATATAAATGGTTTAGAATTTATATTTTTATAAAAAATAATATAAAGTACAACGTATTATATTATTTAATGTCGAGTCGTTATTCAACAACACAAAATGAATTATTACTGTCTAGTTTAATGAATTTCTACAATAATAAAAAACATTTGGATTCAATTATATCAATAATTAACGGTGAAGGGAAAATATCATTGCGCATTATAGATTGGTTTGTAACGAATTATGCAAAAGAAAAATATGTTGTATACATATTAAACAATAATCGTTTTAAGGTATTTCATGAGTATAAATTAAAATTAAAAGCGTATTCAAAAAAACGGTTTGACCCCTTTTGTAGATGGGAACGCATTTGTATTCCATATGATGACAAACACAATATGGAAACGACAATCGGGCAACTGAATTTTTTTCGTTGGGCTCTTGAAAACAATATTGTAAAATACATTGAAGAAAACTACGAAGACATAGAACAAGATATGAATTCGAGAAATACAAATTCACGAAAAAAGAATGAAACAACTAGTGAAAATAAAACGCGTAAAAAAAGAGAGGAATTATCAGTTTCGGCGTGTAAATGTATCAAAAAGGAGAATGTACACATCGTCGTTAAGTTTACATAAATTTTCCTATGAATTCTGTCATTTGATTTGTCCATAAATGAAAGTAAAACTTTTTATCCGATTCATCACTAAATTGATAATCTGTTTGCAACCGTAACATTCTTGCGGTATTGTTTTCAAAAAGCCAGGTTTTATGATATTTTTCACATTGTTGAAGATATGTTAGTGGTATATCTTCTTCACCATTTCTAGATCGCATTTTAATACGCTGATAGCATATTTCGGGTCTGGCATCAATATATATAATACCTTCTATCGGATAATCTTCTTTGAAAATCTTATAAAATTCTAAATATATCTTATAATTAATATCTTCAATTTTTTTGTCGCTATGAAGCATTTTTGCGAAAATATTGTAATCCGCCTCCAATGAGCGCTCACAAATCATAACTTTTGCGTCGGGATTATCCTTTATCTTTTGTCTCATTTTTTGGATACGCGTTGCAAATGCCATAATTTGAAAGGAAAATGCGTATTTTTCTTGGTCCGAATAAAATTTTTCCAATACCGAATGTCCTTCATCATCTTTAATATTTTCCCATACACTTGTGGGTTCCAACATAAAAATTACATAAGGATTGTTTTTCAATCTATGTTGCAATTCTTTCAACAATGTAGATTTACCGGCGCCAATATTTCCCTCAATAGACAATATTTTCATTTTATATTACACATATATAAAATAAAATAGCAAATCAATTTTTAATAGATTATTTTCTCTGATTTGAACTTTAATATATCAGTTACAACCGATGTCGTTTTAAAATGCTCTTCGCTGTATATTTCTTGCAATAATATCCATTCAAATAATCCAGCATTATACACATAAATATATTGAAATCCTAAGTCAATTAATTGGTTTGCTTTATTTATTGCACTATTATCATTGCAGTTTTTTCCATAAATCACTATTTTTTTTGATTTGAAATCATAATTTTCAATTAATTTATTAAATATTTCTTGTTCTCTATTATAATCGATTGTGTTTAATATTAGACATTCTTGTTCTCCACTTTTAAGAGTGTTTATTATTAATGTGTTTGTATCATTAATACATTGCTGCATATTTTGATAATTTATGTATTGTATATTTGCCTTTTTCATAAAAAAATCAAGCATTTTTCTCGTTATTATTTATATGCAATTAGTATTTATATTTATACATGCATATAAAAATTGAATATAAAATGATTTTTATATTATATATATAGAATACAATGGATTTAAGACAGCAAAAGCTTACGAAAAAAGAATGGGAATCATTAGAAGTCCCGGTAAACGGTATGGAGAAAAATATTTTACAGATGATTGATAATGGCTATAATAAAACTGATATTTATTATAACAACAATAAATCATTAACATCGTTTTTGAAAATAGAACCGAATACTATTATACATCATTACTTATACGAGAAATATTTTAAAAAAGGTATTGATAAAATAAATAAAAAATACCATTTTGAATATGTTCCCGAAAAATCATCAAAACTACAAAAATTAAATAGCAGTGATACAGTTAAAATACAAAACCTTGATGAAAACATAGATAGCTTTAAAAAGGTAATTTTCGAATATTTATTAATTGAGTTGTGTTCATATATATTAAAATATATTTATAAAAAGAAATCAGGTTATATTAGTTATTTATACAGTATTATACAAATAAGAAAATCATCCATTATTAATATTAATACCACCATATTGGATTATGTCGACAAAGTCATTAATTTTGCCTCGCCCAAAGTTACACCTAATGTGATTCTCCAAAATGCACATAATTATATTGAACGTAATGAATATTTATTGTCTTCTGAGGATAAAGTATTGTTTGAACACCAAAAAGACATATTTAATCTGTTTAAAACAGATAAACAATCCAAAATTGTGTTATATTGTGCACCCACTGGTACAGGTAAAACATTGACACCCATTGGATTATCTAATCAATATAAAATCATATTTGTATGTGTTGCTCGCCATATTGGATTGGCTTTGGCA